GTACAATCTGACAACCGCTTCGTATAGCGCTGATGTGTTTGCTTTTCACAAGGACATTGGTAATCAAACTCGTAACAATGCTGATAATCCAATTAATTTGGATACAGAAGCTACCGAGTTTGTGACACAGCGTCTCTTGCTTCGACAGGAGAGAAAGTTTGTGTCCGATTGTTTTACAACTGGTGTCTGGGGAACTGACCGTACATTGTCAGGGACCGATCAGTGGAGTGATTTTGTAAACAGCGATCCACGAGACGATGTGGATACGGCTGTGGAAGCCATTCTCGGTGTTACTGGTTTCAGACCTAATACAATGGTTGTGGGTTGGCAGGTTTGGCGTCAGTTGAAAAATCACCCCGATTTCCGCGAGCAAATCAAGTACACCTCGGCTGATAATATGACGCCAGGAATGGTTGCTTCAATGTTGGAAATTGATCGATTCATCGTTGCCAGTTCCATCTATGCAACTAATGTTGAAGGCGCAACCGGAGCATATGCTTTCAACTTTGGTAAATCAGCTTGGATTGGTTACGTTAATCCCAGTCCTGGTCTACTTGCTCCGAGCGCAGGTTATACCTTTGCGTGGAATGGTGTATCCGGTACACTGGGCGCAAATGTTGGAATCAGTAGCATTGACATGCCGTTGAAGAAAGCAATGAGAGTTGAGGGTGAAATTGCTTTTGACAATAAGATTGTTGCCACTGATCTCGGATATTTCATTAGCGCAGCAGTTGCTTAAAATTGGGGGTTCATATGCATTGCGTGGTTCAGAAACCGTTTCACGGTAATGGTATCGATTATAAGAGCAATTGGTTGATTAATACCAATGATTGGAATTCGCGCCGGAGAAACCAACTGATTTCACAGAATTATATACGAGTCCCCTCCGATGAAGAGATTTCTTCCGCAACAGAAGAGAAGAAACCTTCTTCTCCACGGCGACCGTCCACTCGAACCCGTAAGAAGAAATCAACTGCTTCCAAACGGAGGTAAGGTATGGGAGTACAAGGAAAAAATAAAGGTAATTTCGTTGTCGGTCGTATGAGTAGCGATAATTTAAGCACCGCTACTGTGACGATTACCAACGCACAAATGCTCACTTTGAGAGCGTCACCAATCACGTTAGTCCCTGCGCAGGGTGCAGGAACTGTGGTTGAACTTGTCGGCGGTCAGCTGTTTCTGGATGCATCGGGAGCGGTGTATACAGAGTCTACGGACAATTTGGCCGTTAGATATGTCGATGGGTCAGGAATCCAGGTGTCTGAAGATATTGAATCAACTGGATTTGTGACTGTTGCTGATGAAATGGCGACATCTGTTGTTGCAAAAAAAGATGCTATTGCGACTGACGCTCAGTGCGTTAATCAAGTATTGGTTTTGCATAATACAGGTGACGGTGAACTCGGTGGTGGTAATTCCGCAAATGAAATGATTTGCAAGATTTCATACCGTGTTCATGCGAGCGGTTTCTAGTAGAGGAAGTCGATGACTTGGACATATAACTCCGCGTCGATTGGAACTGATCTCGCAAAAATTCGTTTGATGATTGGTGATACAGATACTAATGATCAGCAATTAACTGATGAAGAGATTCAGTTCTTTATCGACACGGAGCAAACGATCTTTATGGCAGCGTACCGATGTGCGCTGGCTTTGGTCGCTGAATATGCTCGAAAAGTTGACAAGGAGATGGGTGATCTCAAAATCCTTGCAGCGCAACGTCATCGTCATTATCTTCGACTAGCAGATCGATTAAATCAGAAAAATATTCCTGGTATTCCATCTGCAGGAGGCGTTTATCAAACTGAGAAAGATACCTTAACGGATAATACGAATTGGGTACAACCTTTCTTTAAACGCGGAATGATGGAGAATTCGTAGTGGCTGTCAGTCCAAATCTGGATTACGGGTTTCGGTCATTAATGACAGAGACGGTGACAGTTGCACCGAAATCTGGTCAAGATCAATACAACGTCCCGACGTTTGGTACAGCAGTTGAGTACCAAGCGAGAGTCGTTGGAAAAATTATGGAGTTACGAGATCGACGGGGAGAAGAAGTAACAACAACATTTGAGCTATGGCTTGATACTGTTGATACCATTCAACCTGATGCTCGATTGACTTTAACCGGATCAAAGTGGATTGACACTACACCAGAAATATTTACGGTTCGACGTGTAACTGATGATAAGGGTGATAGCCATGTTCAAATTTCATGTGGATGGCAGTACCATCGACAAGGGAGCGGATAATGGCTAACCCTATTTCTATTAAACCTGATAGAGTTAGACTTAATATAACTCGTTTACGTATAGGACGTATGAGGGAAGCGGCTCTCGATGCAGCCCACGACGCATTTACAGAAATTACTAAAGGTATAAAAGAAACAAGCCAAATGTTGGTTCCTCGAAAAACTGGTGCATTGCAGAAATCAGCTTACAGAAGAGTAGATCGTCGAGGTAATGATATCAATGCAGAAGTTGGATACGATGAATCTAATGAATTAGGTTATGCGTGGATAAGGCATCAGGAACCAGCAAAAACGTACACTACACCAAATACCACTCATCAATATTTACTTCTTGCTTTTAATCAATATGAAGATCTTGTTGATGATGTTGTTATGGCAACTTATCAAAAACGGTTGAAGAAAATTGGTTTTAAAGAAGCCACGACCGGTGGTTTTGTACGTGGGATGTTCTAATGTCGTTATTAGAAGATATTAGTCTTCGGCTGGATAGTCAAGGACGAGGCACACGGGGGACTAATATATTTATTTCCCAGTCACCTGATGCTCCAGACAATATTATTGTCATTTGGGAGATGATGGGTCAAGAACCCTATAATGCAATGGGTCCGTCAGGAACAGCTCCATACGTTAAACGTCCTCGATTTCAAATTATGGTAAGAAATACAAGTTATGCTTCGGCACAAACTTTATCAGATCAAATTTTTTCTGATTTGCATTGGTTTAAAGGAACCATCGATTCGACTGACTATTTGTTGATTCGAGCTTTAAACCAACCATATTCAGCAGGGGAAGATGAGAACCGAAGAGCACAATTAATGTGTAACTACAGATCATGGAACAGATAGTGACTAATAAAGATATGTTGCAACAACAACTTTTAGCTCTTCAAGCTAATTGTGCTTCTATTGTTCAAATTGTTGAATCAACATTGTTAATACTAAATGATATTGAAAAATCGCCTTCGGTCACAGAACCGGAGATGTGTTTGCATCCTAAAGATATGTTACAAGATGCACGAACAATGGGTCATCCCACTCGATGGAGATGTCCCCAGTGCAATGAATATCTTGATATTGCGAACGATCAAATTCCGCAAAGAAGGAAACAGGAGATTAATTGATGGCTATTCAAGGATTAATGGATGCTAGAATATTTTTGGGAGGGTATGAATACACCAGCTTTTCAAATTCGTTGACGACAGACTATGGTGTTGAAATGCTGGACAACACTGTGTTTGGTGATTCAACGAGATCGAATCGTGCTGGTCTTCGTACTTTCGGTTTTTCTGTAAATGGGTATCGAGACGACGGAGCATCCACTCCTTTTGGAGACGCCTCAGGAACTGCGTATTCTCGAATAGGAGCGGCTCGGGAAGTATTCTCATTCGCTCCTGTCGGTACGGCAGATGGTCAACGGTCGTTTACAATTCGTGGAGTCAATGGAACCTATACTCCTTTATCGGGATCGGTTGGAGATCTTTTACCTTTTGAGTTGACTGGAAGTGCTGCTCACTCCGAATTGATTAAAGGTGTTGTTGAAGGTGTTGGCACAAAAACTTCGACAGCCAATAGCACGGGGTCTAATTTAGGTGCGTTGTCTGCTACACAAACTCTGTATGCAGGTCTTCATGTTACAGCGTTTGCCGGAACTTCACCTACATTAGATGTTTTGATTGAGAGTGATAGTGGTTCTGGTTTTGGGACAGCTTCTTCTCGAATTGCATTTACTCAAAATACGGGAAGCATTCAATCTCAGTGGGGAAGTGTCAATGGGGCTGTTACCGATACGTATTGGCGAACAAAAATGACTATCGGAGGATCAGGCCCTTCATTCACGGTTTATGTAACTCTAGGAATTGGAAGTCTAGCTATTTCTTAAGGAGGTAGGGTAATGGCAACATTTGTATACACCGATGCATCGGTAGTCGTTAATTCAGTTGATTTGAGTGATCATGTAAAATCTTGTACTCTGAATTATGAAGCTGAAATGCTTGATGATACAGTGATGGGCGATACGACTCGCTCGAACATGGCGGGGCTGCTGAATTGGTCGATTGATGTGGATTTTCTTCAAGATTTTGCATCAGCAAAAGTCGACGCAACATTGTTTACTCTCGTAGGGGCTGCAGCATTTACTGTAGTGCTAAAGCCTACCAGCGGATCTGTTTCTGCAACGAATCCATCGTTTACCGGTAGTGCGGTTCTGGAATCCTATCCCCCGATGACGGGAGGGGTTGGAGATCTTGAAACAGTAAGCGTGACATTTCGATCTGCTGGAACATTGGCTAGAGCTACATCGTAAACTGAGTGGTACTGGGGGGAGGGATGTCCCTCCCTCCATTTTTTTTATCTCCTGTAACGCTCGCTACCCAGCCTCCGTTATAAGGATTAGGAGAATATCGTATGTCTAACCTTCAAGCTCGTGAACTCAACATTTTCGTAGAAAAAGGTATTGAGTCTAAACCTCGGTATCTTCGATATGACTTTAATGCCCTCGCTGATTTTGAACAGATCAATGGCATGGGTCTTGGCCAATTGTTGTCAATGAAAGCTGTATTTGGGACGGTGAGAGCTATGTTGTGGGCTGGTTGCAAGGGAGATGATCCTTCACTAACCATCCAGGGAGCTGGTCAATTAATTGGTGACTATATTCGTGCAGGCGGCGCAATCGATGAAGTATTAGGAAAATGTTTTGATGCCGCTATAGATCAAGGGGCCATTGGTTCACCAAATACAGAAGGAAAAGGTGAAGACAATCAATCGGGAAACGCATCCCCACCCATTCCGAAAGCGTTAAAAGAGGTCTCCAAACGTGGGGGGAGTGGATCGAAGAAGCCAAATCCATAGCATTCGGACCACTGGCTTTAAAGCATACTGAGTTGTATGCGATGACCCCACGGGAATTCCATGACCTTTCAGTGGGATGGAATTGGAGGCAACAACATCAAGAAGAACGTGAGGCTAAATATGTCACGATTCTTGCCAATGCGACTGGAAATTTAAAATCACGTCTCCGTATTGAAGACGTGTTGGGTCGAAACACCATGCGTCAGAAAAAAGAGATTAGTGAAAAAAGAAAATTATTAGCCGAACGCCGAAAACAACAGGATAGCTAAATGGCAGTCCAAGATGAAGTTGTCTTAAAATTTAGAGCCGATACAGCTGCATTCGGAGCTGGTTTAAGTAAAGCTCAAAAATCGTTATCACGATTTGGGACGAATGCTTTCTTCCTAGGGTCTCGTATCACAGCAGGCGTAGGTGTACCGATTGCTCTTCTGACAAAAGCAGTCGTAGGAATTGGGGCGGCATTTGATCAAGCAATGACCGAATCGCTGGCCATCATGGGTCGTGATGGAAATCGAATGCGTACCGAGATGGAAAATGTTGCCAAATCGGTTGCTCTTCAAACTAAATTTTCTGCAGAAGAGGCCGCACAAGCGTAGTTCTTTCTTGCGTCGTCGGGATTGAATGCTGCTGAATCAATGAAGGCATTACCGGTCGCGGCTCAATTCGCGCAAGCCGGTGTTATTAATCTAGAAAAAGCAACTGAATTACTGTCCGATGCATATATCACATTGGGATTGCGATCTTCAGATCCAATCGAAAATATGGAGAATATGCAACGGGTAGCCGATGTTTTAACAGAAGCTAATAATCGCGCACAAGGTTCTATTATTGAATTTGCTCAAGCATTGACCAATAGAGCTGGTGTTGCATTCCGCACCTTTGGTATTGATGTTGAAGAAGGGGTGGCAGCTCTTGCAGCCTTCGCCGAACGAGGGATTAAGGGACGGACAGCAGGTCGTCAACTGTTTATTGTTATCCGTGACTTGCAACGTGCATTTCTGAAAAATAGAGAAGAATGGG